AGGAGCTCAAGGTGGTGCGGGAGGACAAGGAGCTCAAGGAGCTCAAGGAGCTCAAGGAGGTCAAGGAGCCCAAGGTGCTGTTGGAGCCCAAGGTCCTCAAGGAGCCACAGGTTCTCAAGGTGCTCAAGGTGGTGCGGGAGGACAAGGTGCTCAAGGTGGTGCTGGAGCCCAAGGTGCTCAAGGGACAAGAGGACCAGGTGGACCTCAAGGAGCTCAAGGAGGTCAAGGGCCCCAAGGAGCCCAAGGATTTAACGGTGCTGTTGGACCCTTGGGTCCCCAAGGAGCTCAAGGAGCTCAAGGTGCCGCGGGGGATACAGGAGCTCAGGGCGCTCAAGGTGCAACTGGTGCCACAGGCCCTCCTGGACCTTCGGACAGAAGATTAAAAAAAGATATCAAGAAGATAGAGAATTCGTTAAGTAAAATATTGAAATTAAGGGGAGTATATTATAACTGGAATTATAAAGATTACCAAACTGAGAATAAAGAAAATGACCGAGAAATCGGGTTCATTGCTCAAGAAGTTCAACACGTAGTCCCTGAATTAGTTTTCAAAAAAAATAAAGATAATGCGTATTATCAAGTTAAATATTTGGATATGATTGCATTGTGTTTAGAAGCAATAAAGGAACAATCAGTAATAATTGATAAAAGTGATAATAGGTTAACAATATTAGAAAACAAAGCAAAAGAAAAGGGGTTAATTTAAACCCCTTTTTCTTTTAGAATATCTTCAATTTCATAAGACGTATTATATAACATGGTTAAGAATCTTTTCCATATTTCAGGATTATGTTTCTTAATCAATTCAATGTATGTGATGTAATAAGGTTCCTCTTTGGAACCCATGAAATCAGAAACGCCAGGAAAATTGGTCGGCATGTCAGAAACAAGTTGAGATATCTTGTTGTCTAAAACATGTTCATCATTTATTCTACTAATAATATCTAAAGACAATTTGGATAATGGGTCACCTTTGGCAAAATAGTCAAGAATGTTCTTTAGAGATTTCGAAAGGAACTTTCTATTCTCTTGATTTCTAAGTCTACTGAATCTTCTCTTGTATTCTAAAACCAAACCTTCCAAAAATTCATTTGTGATTGCTCTGAACTCAATTGGATGACCCCAATATTGTTTATCATTTTTTTCATTATAAGTAGATAGATACTTTGGGCTAAGTTTTGTTGATTGAGATGGGTCATTAGCGTGAAGCATTTCATGATAAATGGTTAAGAATAGGTTCTTCTTCGAAACATATTCCTTGGGTTGAACCTCCATTACAAAATCCATAGGGTCACGAGAATCCTTTGGTTTTGTGTCCATATATCCAATATATTTTAATCTTGGGTTAACAACTATTTTAACGTATCCATCAGTCCCATCAGATGTTTTAAAGTTGAATCCGTCAACTAATGTCTTTTTGGTTAGTTCTTTGTTTCTCATCCCCCATAACTTCTCAGTGACTCTTAACATATTGGCATATGTTTCGGGGTCAAATTTGAATCTCTTCTGTTCTGTTATAACACTTTCTAATATGGGTATAAATTTCATCATCTATCTAAATCGGTTCTCCAATCAATTGATATTTGTTTTGGTTTTATTTCAGTTGAGTAATCATCAAATACTTCTTTGAATGGAAGTTGGGCTTGTTTGATATCTTTGATTCTTCTCATATTATCACCAACACCTGTAGATAAATATGCTTGAATCTCATCATCTATAACATTTTGACCATAACCCATGCCAGATATTTTTTTAGATAGTTGCTCCCTGACTGATGGGTTCATGTCTTCTATGTTATTTTTTTGTTGGTATTTGTATTCAGGAGAAGAAAACCAAAGACCGTGGGCTACTTCATGGTAAATCAAAGAGGGGTCATCACCATTACTTTGGTCAATACCGATAAGGTAATAGTCGTCATTACCGACAATGTTTTTAATTGTATCAACAACGCTGAACATTATTAAGTCGTAGAAGTTAAGGTCGGGGATTAAAGCGATACAAGACTCAATTGAATTACAAGGGATATTATAACCTGCCCAATCTTTATGGTAGGTGAATATCTTGTTTTTTGTTTTTTCCTTGTAGAATTTAACGAAGTCTTTCCATTTGAATCCTTTTCCTCTGAAGGTATCAGAATCTGATTCATAAAACTCTTGGTAACGCATGAAAACTCTGGCTCTCAATCTATCATCTTTAATAACAACCGCAAAAATCTTTGGATACATTTCAAACAATTGAATTTGACTCAATATGTTTTGAATGTTTTTTGGTGGATTTTTTGATGGAGTAAAACCTCTCTCTTCGCTCAAAACTTTAGATATGATATTATCGATGTTCATTAAATATATTCCTTGAAAAACTCATTTATGTTTTTATCTACTCTACGACTGTCAGGGTAATCGGGTGCTTGAGCACTTAGACAATCTCTATCTTCTCGCATAATTTCTAAGTAGCTTCCATGATATTCTAAAGTGCCTGAATTACCCCATCCCTTAGCATTAAATAGGTAGTCATTTATATCTTTTTCAAAGTTCGATATCGGTATTTTGAAGTATTGAATTTCGGTGTTTTGCTTGTATGGGTGGGGTCTTGTAATCCATTCACCATCACCCTCGAAATAAGTTTCTAATTCACTCCATATCTCATCCCAAACCTGAGATTCATATGCAGAATTATATGCAGAACTATGGATGGAATATAATTCACCTTTTAAATCACTCAATTGATTATCAAGTAATTCTTTCATAGTTTCCTCATCATCGATAATTCTTTTGACGTTTTCCATAGTTATTACTGCGTATTCTGGATGACCTTGTTCAGTAGCTATAAGTTGAAGTTCATCCGTTTCTGCTGAAATTTGTTGACTGTTCAAAGTGTCAACTATGTATTTACCTAATCTTTTATCATTCTCAGGTGTAAGTTCTTCAATAACATCTCTGTATACATTATCTGTTGTTTCATAATAATGTTCCCATACATCACTATCACCTGATAAAATATTTTCAATTGTTTTTCTTGATAAGTCATACCTATGACCATCACAAAATAACTTGGCTAAATCACCTCTATCAGAAACTTCTAAATATGCCTGACCGTTTTCAAAAATTACATCGTCCAACAAACTCGGAATCCATTTGTAATAATTTTCCCTATCGTTATCATATAACCAAAGAAGATATTCATTTTGCCATTCTTCACCATCAGAGGCATTCTTAGGGTCAATTTCCCCCATAAGACCTCTTCTCTTGAGAATAGAAAACCAAGTAGCATAGTTGTTAAAATATTTTTTAACATCTAAGTCATTGTTATTGAACATCTCTATAAATTCTTCTATATCCATTGTAATATAAATACAAAAAAAGGGACAATTTTTTGTCCCTTATATTATAAATGTTATAAAATTGCTCTTATCCTTTAATCCAACCGTTGGTCGAAGAAGTTTTGTTTACATTGTAATACTTCTCGATTGTTTTTTTGATTGAGTTTTTAACAGATTCTTGAGTAATTGTATTTTCTTGAGCACTTTGTGTAGTTGCAGCTTGAGTGGCTGGTGCTGGTGTTTGATTACCTTTGTTTTTACATCCGCATCCCATAATGAAATAATTTGATTAGTTTATAAGAATAAATATTATCTTTGTTGGAAATATAAATTAAAAAGAATATTTATCAAATAAAAGTGCATGGATTTTTTGAAAATTATAAGAGAAGGAAGGGTTGAAGATTTCCAAAACAAGTTTTCTCAAAAATTTAGTAAGGAACAACTTGAAAGAATAACAAAGTTGTTTTTACCAAAGTATTTGAATTGGGTTGGTAAGAATCTTGATGCGATTGGATTTGATGAAAAAGTTTCAAAATTGTCCAACGCAGTTAAAAAGTTCGATTCTATTTCTTCCAACTTACCAATTACAGACCTTTATCAATACAAGTCAGAAGAACAATTATATTCTGCATTGGAAGAATATCAAAACAAACAAAAAAGAGTTGTTAGACAAGTTGAGGGGGGTAATGTTGTATTTGAAAATGATAAGTTTTTCGTGGTTAATCCACTCAATCATAAAACATCTTGTTATTATGGTAAAGGAACAAAATGGTGCACCGCAGCTGAAACCGATTATCAATTCAACAAATACAATGAGGATGGTAAATTATTCTACATAATTGATAAAAGACTTAAAACTGATGACCCTTATTATAAAGTTGCTTTATTGAATAAGTTTGAAGGTGATAAGTCTTGGTGGGATGCAAAGGACAACTCATTTTCTAAGGGATGGATTTTTGCTGATGAAGATTATAAAACAATTATTTCTGCTATTGAGCAGTATATGGAAAGTCAATTCCCTGAACAACTTAAAATTTATAGAGACCAAGAAGCGGCAAGAAAGGAAAAGGATAGACTATCGAGGATTAGGGAACAACAAAGAATTCAAGGGTTGAATGATGAAGCTCAAGAAAGAAGAGTAAATGGTGAGTGGAATTTAACTGACGACCCTGATGACGTAGCTTTAAAGGCTCATGCCCTTTTCAATTGGTTAATGGACAATAACGAAATCGAACCATTAACAAATGAAGACAAAATTGAAATCCAAAGAATAAAAGATGAAATAGAGAGACTTCAAACAGAATATGATAATAGTGAGGAAGTTAGAACAGATTTATTGGATGAGATTGAAGATTTGGAAGACACTCTCGATGAGTATGACTCAAAAATAGATGTCTATAATATAATTCCTAATGGAAAATATTATGATATGACTCAATTTGAGGTTATCAATGCGGGATTGGAAGGTAGGGGTTACGCTGTAGGAGATGCGTCTGAGATGGATGATAGTGCAAATCAATATGTTGAAAACCTTATTGATGATATTGGATATGCTGGTTTTAGTTCGTCATTTGCTAGAAGTTATATTGATGAGGATGCGGTTGTAAGTTATGCGGAGGATGTTTATTATGAGGATGTTCAAAATAATCCTGACGTCTATTTTGACGATAGTGAAAGAGAACTTTCAGGAAAACAAGAAGAAAAGATTGAGATTTTGAAAATGAGAATATCTCAAACACAACAAATTATTTCCGAATTAGAAGATACAAAAGACGGTGAAAATGAAGAGAATGATGAAATAGTTGATGAAAAAATAGAAGAGTTAGAAGACTTAATTGTTGAATATGAAGATGAAATACAAGAGATAGAAGATAGTCCTGAAGGTGATTTCCCTCAAGATATGGTTGATGAAAAAGTTGAAGATTTGGTTGCAGATGTCAAAAATGACCCTGAGAGCTTCATGAATGAATTCGGATTAGAATGGGAAGATTACATAGATAAGGATGCGTTCATTGAAGGTGTTATAGAATCCGATGGTTATGGTATTGTGAATAGTTATGATGGAAATTATGATGAAGAATACGTCAATGATATATTATTTTATGTTATGAGAATTGATTAAAAACAAAATTCAAGTTATAATTTAACTATGGCTAGAAAGAAAAAAATGTCGTTTAAGTTAGACCCCGAATGGTTATTGAAAGAACCGTTGGATTTCGAATTTAATAAGTATACCTTGCTCGACTACCTTCAGAAGTGTGAAAAAAGATTTGACAAGTTTGAAATATACCCAGACTTTGTTGAGTTATCATTACATCTGGCAAATCTACAATCACTAATTAAAGAAAACACACTTTTATTAACGGACAAGAAGTTTGAATCATGTGACGATGAGATTCTGTTGAAAGAATTATATCCAAAAAAACCGAGAGACCTCAGCGAAAAAGAAGAAGTAGAACTCGAAAAAACCATAAAATATTCAGGAAACAAATTATTTGATGCTTTCAATCAAGCAAAATCAATTTGGAATTTAGCCTACGACAATGTTAACATTACTCTAAGAAAAAACAAAAACAACGTAGGTTATGGTAAAGGTTACTTATTTTATCACAGAAAGTCAGATGACAAAATTTTGGTGTGGGAATACGATATCAAAAAAATAAAGGGAGATGATGTGAATAGTAAAACATACCTTACTTTAATTTTTGAAGACTCTCCTGTAGATTTAACTTTGCCGACAATTCTTGATAATTTTTCAACATGGAATACTAAACCATATTATCAAGAACTCCCTGTATTTGAGATGAAAAATACTCAAGACTTTCCAATGGAAGCCACATTAATTCCGATTGTTAAGAGGAAAATAATGGCATATGTTTATCAAGTTGTTAACTTTGAAAAGATAAAAAACTTTGACTCTGAAATATAATTCAATTATATTTTAGTATGGGATTTAATAAAAGATTTGTTGTTTTAGAACATTGTATCAACGCATTGGAGAACAATGACTTGAAAAGTTATTATGGTAAAAGTGATATGTTAGTATTTGAAGATGAAGTGTCTTCCAAAATTTATCAACTATACCTTGAAGGAAAAAGTGAACCAGAAATTTTAATAAATATAAAACCAAACATGGAGGAAAAAACCTATGAAGTGTATTAAATCAATCAAAGCACTAAAGAACACAGAGATTGGAGAAATCTTAAGAATTGATGATGTAGAAGCGGAATCTAAAGTTAAAACAGGTTACTGGTCTTACATCTCGAAATCTGAATGGAAACTATCAAGAAGAAAAAACTCTTCTAAAGAAACAACCGAACAAGTAAACACTCAACCGACGGAACAAGTGGAGAAAAAACCTTACAAAAAAGGGTCTAAACCTGATAAAAAATCAAAATAGTTTTGAAAAAGTTTTTACGTAAAATCGATTGGTGTATAGATTACTATTTTGTATGGATGTTATACAATGGTAACAATACTCATCGTTACATAGAATATATGGAAAAAAAATGGGGAAATGGAATTTGATAAGTTAATTCGAGATAATATGATTATCCCAGAAATAACCTCTAAAGAACGTGAAAAATTGGAGGAATTGCATTATTTTGTTAACCTTTCTCACGAACATAAAATTGTTCTTTGGCTTTGGAGTAAGTGTGGGACAACACATATGTCAAAAATTATGAATAACTTTGATTTTAAGTATTATAAAGTAATTGAGAACAATTTACTTTTGTTAGAAAATCAGGTTACTCAAATACATTATTGTAATTTATTTCCAGGTCATGAAAACTATAAAATTTTGGCGGCAGTTCGGAATCCATACTCAAGATTTTTTTCAGAATACACATTTCAGAGAAAACCTGAAGAGTTTATTTTAGATGAAACAAACAAAAAAAAATTTAAAGAATTTATATATCAATTTGTAGTTTATAATGAATTTTTTAGAACATGTTGTGTGGACTTTCCTGAAAGGATTCCCGATTATCCTGTTAGATTAGAGAATTTGTATGAGGATTATAGCAAGATTCCATTCATTGTCGAGAGTGAATATTATAAAAGTGGGGAACTGAAAAAGGCGACAACTCAAAAAGTTAATGTCTCAAACGAGGATGAGACCCTTTGGAAAAAATTTTATACTCAAGAAACTGCAGATATAGTATATTATAGAATGGCAAGATATTTCGATTTGTTTGGTTATGATAAAAACTCTTGGAAATTATGAAAAATGAAGATAAAAGTCTTGTTATATACGTTAGTGGTTTAGTAATCAGTTGGGTGATAATTATAATTTATTTAATAAAATACGGTTAATATGTCTTCGGATAATGAAAAAAAAGAGATGGTAAATAATCCACAACATTATGGTGGGGTTGATAATCCATATGAAGTTATAAAGGTTTGTGAGGCTTGGGGGTTGGATAACGACGCTTATTTGTTCAACGTGGTGAAATATGTTGCAAGAGCTGGAAAAAAATGTGTAACCAAAGAGTTGGAAGACCTTAAAAAAGCTGCTTTCTATTTAGATAGAAAAATTAAAAACTTAGAGAAATGATAATTTGGTTAACAGGTCAGCCTGGTTCAGGTAAGACAACTATTTGTAAAGAAATTTCAGAACTCAAAGATAATAGAATCTTTCATATTGATGGTGACGATTTGAGAGACCTGTTCGAGAATAAAGATTACTCTGAACAAGGTCGTAGAAAAAATATTGAACTCGCACAACAAATATCTCAATACCTTATTAACAAAGGTAAAGATGTTTTGGTATCTTTGGTTTCTCCATACAAAGACCAAAGAGATAAGTTCAAAGAAAAAATGGGGGATAACTTAGTCGAAGTTTATGTTCACACTTCTGAAACAAGAGGAAGGGAAGATTTCTTTGTCAAGGAATATGGACAACCAACTGAAAATTATTTAGACATTGATACAACTAATGATAGTGTCGAAGAGTCAGTAAAAAAAATTTTAGATTATGCAAAAAATTCACGTTGAGGGAGACCCCAAATTAAAGAACACAGGAGCTAAACAATACTCAATGTTTATTGGTAGATGGCAACCATGGCATAGTGGACACAAATGGTTGATTGACCAAAGACTTGAAGAGGGTAAGAATATTCTAATTTGTATTAGAGATATCAAACCCGATGAAAAAAATCCATATAGTGCGAGTGAGGTTGAGTCAAACATAAAAAAAGAACTTTGGCAATTGATAGGTCAAGAAAGGGTCAAAGTAATGGTTATACCGGATATAGAATCGGTTAACTTTGGTAGAGGAGTGGGATATGATATTATTGAACACATACCACCACAAGAAGTCAGTGAAATATCTGCAACTAAAATTAGAGAGGAATTAAAAAAAGAAGGTAAATTATAATGGAAAATTACATCGGAAAGGTTATTAACGGGGATTGTATTAAAGTCATGGCTGAAATGCCTGAGGCTTCTGTTGATTTGATAGTGACATCACCACCTTACGGTGTTGGTATCGCATATGACACATTCAATGATGATATAGAGTTCGAACAGTATAAAGTGTTCAGCGCAAGTTGGTTAAGAGAGGCTTATAGAGTGTTGAAAGACGATGGAAGAATCGCCTTAAACATTCCATATGAAATCAATAGACAAGATAAAGGTGGAAGAATATTAATGGTTTCTGAATTGTGGCAAATAATGAAGAACATTGGTTATAAATTTTATGGTATTGTGGATTTGGAAGAAGATTCTCCACACAGAAGTAAGACAACTGCTTGGGGTTCATGGATGTCTCCATCTGCACCTTATATCTACAACCCAAAAGAATGTGTGTTGTTGGCGTATAAAAAGACTCACATTAAGAAAATAAAGGGAGAACCTGAGTGGGTTGGTGAGGTTATAGATGTTGCACAAGAGGATGGAACAACCAAAAAGAAAACAGTATATCAAGAAGAACATAAGAAAGAGTTCATGGATTTGGTATACGGTCAGTGGGATTATTTTGCCGACACAAAGCAAATGACAAAGGCAACCTTCTCAATGGATATTCCAATGAAGGCGATTAAAATTCTAACTTATAGGAATGATATCGTTCTTGACCCATTCACAGGAAGTGGAACAAGCATATGTGCTGCGGAAATTAGTGGGAGAAGATGGATTGGGGTTGAATTGAGTGAGAATTATACGAAAGTTGCAAAAGATAGAGTTCAACATTTCGTAGACAAAAAGAAACAATCTAAATTAAATTTTGAAGAAGGGGTTAATTAACCCCTTTTTTTATTGTTAACATATTTATATAGAAACAATCTGATGAAAGAGGAATTAATAAAAAAATTGATGCAGATTCAAATCCAATGGAAATTTTTACATTGGCAGACTTTTGGTGATGCTAAACATAGACTTTACGGTGAGATATATGATGGTTTAGGTGCCCTTATCGATGAGTTTACAGAAACTATGATGGGTAAATATGGTAGACCTGAATTTGAACCTGAATTCGGTTTAATGTTTCAAGATATTTCATCAATGAGTATTCAAAATTTTATGGATGGAATTACAGAATTCTTAGTTGGTATGAGTGACCAATTAGATGGTAGATATGACACTGACCTACTTAATTTAAGAGACGAAATGTTGGGTCTGATAAATAAATCAAAATACTTACTAACTTTAAAATATTAATATGGGAAAAGTAATTAGACTCACAGAGGCGGACTTAACAAAGATTGTTAAAAAAGTCATTCAAGAACAAACATCGATGAGTGTTAAAGGTTCTATAGGTAAAGCAGTATGCGATTTTCCTGAAGCAAAAAAAAGAGACTACAAAGTATTCTTCGTAGAAGGCACACCTAAAACTGGTGGAAAAATCATTTCAAAAGGAACAAAACTTTCCCCTTCAACAATTATTGAAATGAAAAAAGGGGACAAAATAACAATGGGTAGTGTTTCACCTTTAGACAAAGGAAAGTATTTCCAAGGTCTAGAAATGTTTGTGAACGACAAAGGAAGAATAGAAATGTTTGTGCATCGTGCGTAAAAAATTAATAACAGAGACGGGTATAAGAGACATTTCGGCTTTGAGGAAGAGATATCCCAAGGCCGAAATCTATTTTCACCAAGACTTGGATGGTGTTACCACAGCCATTGCTATGAAGAAATACCTCGAAAGCAATGGTATTGATGTTGTAGGTGCTCACATCATACAATATGGTGATAAAGAATTTGCTGTTAAAAAGAATGATGCTGAAGGTGATGTGATGCCAGTTCTTGTTGATTTTGCACACGGAAAACCGATGTTCAAGATTCATACAGACCACCACGACAAACAAGTTGGTGCTGAGAAAGGAACATCAAAATCATTCAGACAAGCCCGTTCGAATGTTGAAACAATATCACAAGTTGTTTCACCAAAAGATTTATTTCCAAGTTCAGATATCTTGTTAATCAACACTGTGGATTCTGCGGATTTTGCTAAACATGGTATTACACCTGAAGAGGTTGTTAACTATCTTTATAGATTTGAAAAAGAAACTTCATTACAAAAGAATAAACTTCTTTTGGGTTTTGTTATCAACAAACTATTATTGGCATTCAAAAACAAACCAGGGTTTTTAGAAAGTTTAGTTATGGATTCAGAACCATCACTACTTTCAATCTTAACGAATATCAAATCTTGGATGAAAGCCACAAATTCACCTAAACCACAAGAATTACAAAAAAATGCAGAAGAATACGCGAAAGCAATGAAAGACTTTCCAAAAGTCAGCGACAATATTATTTTCCAATACGGTGGGGGTAGTATGTTTAAACCTGGGTCATATGATAGGTATACCCCATTTAGAAATAATCCTGAAGCAGACTTTCTTATCATGGCATGGCCGCTTGGACTATTACAAGTTTCTTGTAATCCGTTCAAAAAAGAGAGGGAGCTTAAAGGTGTTAACCTTGGGGAAATCGCCCAAGAAGTTCTTGGGAAGTGGGAGTCTCAACTCAAAGAAAAGAAAATACCGTTATCGACTATTAAATGGATTAGCGAAACTTCAGTCGGTCCCGAAAGTGTGGGGTTCACGTTTAAAGATTTTGATGCTCTTTATGGTGGGAAGTTTATGATGATGGACGGAGGTGAGAAAGCTCTCGAACACATCAAAGATATGATGGATGTTCCATTTACAGAACTACCTGAAGAACATAGACAAATGTTGGATAAGATTGGAATTAACGCATGGGATTTAATTCAATCTCAATCAGGTGGACACAAGTGTATTACAAATATCTCAGGTCTCAACTATCTTGGAAGAAGTAAAAGACCTCCATCAGGTTCTTACAAATACGACCCTGAAAGAGAAGATGCACCTTACATCAAGTTCTTAAAGATGTTATCTGAAGAATTCAGAAAGAAATTGTTAGAAAAGATTGCACAATCTAAACAATCAGTTGAAACTCCAGAATAATTTTATATTATTTGTGTATGGCAAACAAAGTATACACAAAAAAAGGTGATGACGGAACAACAAGTCTGTTGTCAGGAAGAAGAGTTCCTAAAACAATTCAAGAAATCAAGGCTGTGGGTTCGTTAGATGAACTTAACTCATTCGTGGGATTACTCAGGAGTGAGATTTTTGACGTTAATGGTATTTTCGAAATAATACAATGGAATCTTTTCAATGCTGGTTCAATGATTATCAATGATAACGAGACTCCTTTAACTGAGGTCACTAAAGATGATATAAAATTTCTTGAAGATGCCATGGATGGTATGAATAAAGAATTACCTGATTTGAAAAATTTCATATTACCCAAAGGTAGTAGGGCTGTTTCAACCGCACACATATGTAGAACAATTGCGAGAAGGGCTGAGATAGAAGTTTTGGATTGTAAGGTATTGGATAACTTCATCAAACTCCATCCAATTTCAATGTATCTTAATAGATTGAGTGATTATTTTTTTGTTTTGGCAAGATTCATTGGACATAAAGAAAACATAAACGAAACAATTTGGAAGAACTAATGAAAAAAGTATTGGTTACTGGTGGATGTGGGTTCGTAGGACGTTCACTTACTTTGGAGTTGATTAATAGGGGATACGATGTAGATGTGATTGATAACCTTTCAATCGGGAGAGAAGCCAAGATACCCGAAGGGTGTAATTTCTTGGGTGGGGATATCAGGGCTATGGATAACATAGAAGATAAATCATATGTTTATATTTTTCATTTGGCGGCACTCTCTAGAATTCAACCATCATTTAATAATCCATACACAACATTTTCTGTGAATGTTGATGGAACAAAACAAGTGGTTAAATATGCGGTAAGAAATGGTTGTAAATTAATTTATGCTGGTTCTTCATCTCGACATCATAATCCTGAACTTTCCCCTTATGCTATGAGTAAACATATGGGAGAAGAATGGATTAAAATGGAAAAACGAGTGTTTGGATTAAACTCTGAAATTGTCAGATTCTACAACGTTTATGGGCCAGGTGAATTGGTTGATTCTCATATGGCTGCGGTAATTGGGTTATGGAGGGGTCAAGCTGAAAAAAACCATCCTATTACAATTGTTGGTGATGGTGAACAAAGAAGAGATTTTACACATATAGATGATATAGTTGATGGTTTGATTAGAATTGCTGAGAGTGATGAAAAGCATGAAGATGCTTGGGAATTAGGGACTGGTAAAAACTATTCTATAAATGAAGTGGCGGACATGTTTATCGAAAAACTTAAATGTGTAAAAGTATATATGTCTAATCAACAAGGGAATTATCGAGAAACAATCAGAGTCAACAACGACGCAATTGAAAGATTGGGATGGAAACCAACAGATAAGTTAAGAGAATATATTATGTCTTTATAAGATATATTCAACTGAATCACCAGCCTGAATATTTAAATCTTCACAACTTCCACCCTCCAATTCTAATACAATATTACCTCTACCACAATAAGAAGGACAAGGGTCTTCATTACAAGGAGGACAATTGTGGTGGATGTTAACGATGACGTTGTTTTTGATAATGATTATATCTAAAGGAATGATACAGTTCTTCATCCAAAAACATTGTTTCTTTCCACCCATAAGGAAAAGAAGACCATCAAACGTAGAATCGAAAGTTTTTCCCATCATTCCAATAGATTGGGATTTTTTATCGATTAAAGTTTTGATATTAAAAATATTTTGATTAATTTTGACCTTCATATACATATAAATACCATGGATAAAAAAAGATACGTTGGCGTAGCCGTAAAATGTAAAAACAAACTCCTTCTCTGTAAGAGAAATAACTTGGGTTCATTCCCTGGAATGTGGTCTATACCTGGTGGCAAACTCGAGGATGGAGAAACTACCCAAGAGGGTGCTCGAAGAGAATTCTTTGAAGAAACCGCAATTAACATCGATGACCAAGAACTCCAATTTGTTGGGTTAATTCCTCGTCACACAAGAGATGGTAAAAAGGTTAAAGGTTTAATGTATGTTTATCTTTTAAATGTTGATGATGAGATTATGCCTGACTTGGTAAATGCGATTGATGGTGAAGAACATACCGACGCCAAATATTTTCCTATCGAAGAAATTAAGGAAGAAACCTCGGGTGAATATCTTTATAAACTTGCAGAAATTATATTAAAATGATTTTAGGTTTTGTGGTAGTAATATTATTCCTCTTTGTTGTTTTGGCTGTCCTCGATATGAACAGACAAATAAATAATTTGGATGACGAATGACTTTTGGTAAATATGTAGATATTTATATGTCTCTGTCTGAGAAGACAGAATATCCCCAAACCCAAAAGTTTCAAAAAAGATTTGACTGAATCAAAAATTCTACTTATCTTTGTGAAACAAATGTCCCACAAGTGTTTTATCGAGAGATTCATAAGCTTGTGGGACTTATTTTCTAAATAAGTTCTTAAAAATATTGATTACACCCGCTGGTACAACCAGCGCATGACGTGGATAGGTGACCGTGGGGAAGTGGGTTTGTAATCATAAAGATATATCGCGAGGTAGAGCAGTGGTAGCTCGGAAGGCTCATAACCTTTAGGTCGGTGGTTCGAATCCATCCTTCGCAACTAAGAATAGGTTGACTACGTTAGTCGTAAAATCGAGGTTCCCTATTTTTTAAAAAAAGATTTGACGAATTGAAAAGTTCATCCTATCTTTGAAAATCAAACGACGAGAGTCGTTCAGTTCTTTGATTGAATAACCAAATAAACCTGTCCTATTAAGAGTAGGGGGTCATAAGAATTATTTGTTGTATTGTTCTTCAAAAAAAAGTTCTACAAAAATTTGACTGTTTCCCAAAACAATCTTAATTTTGTAAGACAAATGAAGAAAAGGGGTAGTAAAGGTTCCTACTTCGGTGGGTCGTAAAGTTTCCTCTTTTCTTCATTAATTTTAAAGTTCTTTGAATTAAAATATTATCCGTTCAGGATGTTGATGATGAGACCTTCGGGTTGATTCTGAGATAACTGATAAAGATATTGGGCGGTCTATAGTCCATAAATAAACTATGAAAGTAGTATAAAGTGACTCGTTCTTGATTGGAACGGTTGCGGCTTCGGAAACGGAGCTCGAGTAGACAAGCGGGATATCATCTGACCTTGAGTATTGAGGGTGACACTTTAGAGAAAGTGGTTGGGTGACCAAGCGATGTGGGTCGTTTGGTTGAGGTGGGAACACCAATAAGAATAACTCGTAGAGCTGATGTAAGAAGTATGGTTATCCGACTATACAATTGCGTAGTTCAATATTAGAGTAGACTTAAAACCGAAAGGTAAGAGTTCGTACAGGTGGTGCTGTTGTTCTCCTTACTCTTCACCTACCAAGGTAGGAGTTATGAAGTAGACTCAAAGTATGGAGGTCGGGAGACTTCAAGGTGTAGTTCAGTATCATCTCGTTCAAAAGATGGGATGGCTGGTCTGACGGACCGCTACATCTATCATCCACAAATCACTACTTTGTTAATTAAGGTTTAACAACTTATAAATCAATAAAGGAAAAGTGTTCGTCAGTCGTGGTAGACAGGTCACTACTTAGTCATGAGTTGTTCATGGCCGTAAAGGGTCCCAAGCCCGATACGATTGTTTCGAAAGTTCTCTAGTCCCGCAAGGATTAATTGGGGTGGCAACCTCGAAGAGTGATGAGTAAGAATAGAGTATATTACGACTTAAGGATTGGTTAATCTAATTGACCGTGACTGAGGGTTACTTCTCAAAAGGAAGTGGAAATCGGAGGAAATAAATAATCTCCTGTAAAGACTCTCACAAGATGGTGTATTCTCAACCTATTTTGCCTAACCCTGTCCGTTTCTACGGATGGGGTTTTTTTATTTTACGAACTTTGAGAATGAAGGAGAATCCTCCAATGCTTTCTGAAGTGAGGTTCTGTAACTACCTTTTTCTTTGAACTCTTCGAAATATTCTGCAATTTCTTTTGATTTACTTCTTCCGAGTTCGAATGCTAATGCTGAGTATATAAAGTTTGGTGTAAATCTATCCAATGAAGACTGTCCCAATTCCTTAACTAAGTGTTGTAAAATCATCACAATAAAGTCTGTCGTGTAATTTTGGTCCCTAAGGATTTTTTCTAATATTTCCAAATCTTTTTCCATGTAATCTATAAATATTTTGTCGTTTGGAAAAAATGGTGTATCTTCGTGTAAACAAAACCAAAAATATATGTTTGACAAGTTAATTGACCTAATCGTTACCTTCATTCATGACATTCTTCCTTGGAAAATCGTAGACCAATGGGAAGCTGGTGTTCATTTAAGAACAGGTAAATTCTATCGTTCTGTCTCTCCGGGACTTAATTGGAAGATTCCATTTTTTGATAAAATTTGGGTCACACCAGTTATTACACAGACTGTGAATTTAAGTCCTCAGACACTTACAACACTTGATGAACGCTCCGTTGTTCTTACGTCCATTGTCCGATATCATGTATTCAATGTTCAGAGTTTTTTACTGAATGTTATGCACGCTAACGATGTATTGGTTGATACAACTCAGGGGATTATTCGTGACATCGTTGAAACAACCAATTGGAATGATTTGGTTGATTTGACAAACATAGTAACCCCTGAGGTTAATGATGAGGTTGTCAAATGGGGTATCAAGGTAGAAACGGTAAAATTTCCTGACTTAGGCGAAATTAAGACCTATCGGTTAATGACCGATGGAGGAGGAAAAAACCCAACACAAATACTTCCCTGTGAATAAAAAGGAATAACTTCTTTTTTATTTGAAAATAAAAACATATCTTTGCATTTCATAATTAAAACAGTTATATGACATCACACAACATAAAAATTCAACACGAGACTTTCGGAGTAATTGTTAATGAATCATTTAGTAATGGAGTTCAGTTCAAACTGTTTTTGAAAATGGTGAATGCTTGTTTGGAGACTAAAACAAGTTTGGACTTTTTCAACGGAGTTGATTTTTTGGTTCACGTGCCATATAAACACTTAGTGGACTCGATTATATTAACATCAAACAATGAATATACCCTAACAGAACACTTAATTAATAAAAGTAAAATTGAACAATGATAACTGTAGAAAACGTAATTGAATGGTCAAAACCGCATCCATTGGAAGGTGGTAAAATGACTCGTATATACAATGATGATATCGAGGCATCCATTGTTGGAGGTAGAAGTGGATTATATGGTGATTTCGAGAAAGACTTTGAAGTTGCTATCATTGACAGAAAGGATGGTGAGTTTATTACCAAATTTTTCTATCCTGAGGGTAACGATGACATTATCGGATACATGAGTGGGGATAAAATGATTGAACTTCTTAATGGAATTTTTTCTAAAGGTTTCCAAGTTCGTTAAACTTGGTGGTGGAGGCTGTCTAAACCAGACGGCCCTAAAGGAGAGACTTCGGTCTCTCTTTTTAATTTTTTTGGTCATCCCACCATATACCAAATCCACAGTTTTTAAAAACTAATTGGTTACAATCTTCTCTGATGTCGTCAACCATTTCATCAAAGTCAGCCCATTCTCCCATACCCATCTCATCTGCTATTTCTTGAATAGTTCTATAACTTTCACTACCATCATCATCTATTAGTAAAATATTGGTATCACCCCAACTCCAATCACACAACACGGTTGTTTCATCATTGTCTAAGTCAAGACGTGGATTAAGTAAATTGATGTAGGCGTATTGTTGAGGGTCATCTAAATCTTGGATTTTTATACCTTCAGGTGTTGACATTTTTTTGAGTGCTTTTTCAGTAAACTCATCGGCTTTTTCTTGTCCAATTTCCTCAACTAAATCAGGTAAAAAGTTTTCTAAGTTGTAACCTACTGCTTTGGCAATAGATGATACATCTGGATTAGGGTATCCAACTTTGGTTAATATGTTCAAAAATCTTTTAAGGTCGGTCATAGGTTAAATTGGGTTAGATAAGTAAGGTTTCATTGAGTAGTCATGAGAATCAACATGCATATCTTTAGAGTAATCAATTATTGGGTTGTCACTTTGAGAAACACAATACACTTCATTTATCTCAATAAAATCTTTTAGTTCTGCATGCTCTTCTACTTGATATAAAACAACATATTCATCTCTAAGTTTGTCAAATTCATACTCAGAGAATGCACTTTCAGGTGTCCCTTCAGTTAGTTCGCACCTGTCTTTGATGAAGTTATTCCAAGTAACAATAAAATAATTGCTATATTCAAATTCGTCAGTTTTAATCTCACCATGTCCATCACATTCAGAGCAATTTTCATAACCATTGTAACATCTATTACAATCTACTTTTCCTTCTCCAGCGCAGTCAGGACAAGTTAGTTCTTTTGCACCATCACATTCCTCACAATTTTCCCATTCACCATCACCCATTTGTCTTCCATCACCATCACATTCAGAACAAGTTATTACACCATCACCATCACAATTATCACATTCAAAATTTCCATTTCCATCACAATAATTACAATATTGTTCCCCAGCTCCATCACAACTTGGGCATTCTTCTCGATGATGATTACCCTCAGTAGTTATTAATATTGCAAACAAAATATTATTCAAAAGTTTATCACCCAAATTGAAATTTTCAGTTTTTTTGATAGACCAAATGTAAAATAACACTTTGACCATGTTCTCAGGAGATATGTTTGAAAAATAATCTTTTTGTTTTACCATAAGATTTCTTAATTCAAAATACAAGTCTTGAATAGTGTCGTGGTCGCGAATTATTTCTGATAGATTACCGGATAATCTTTTTATTTTATCATTCATGATAATAAATACCTTTATTTTATGTTAGTGTTCTAATATATTTTTAAAAACACTTTACTATGTCAATCAAAGTAACTCTAACGGAAAAAGAAATCCTTGATACCCCAAATGATTCTATGTTGGGAGAACTTACAAGAAATAAATACTGGCAAGCCAGAAGAGACCATGAAGGACCTCAGTATGACGATGAACACTTCGGTATGGTTATCGGAGATGATGGTCTTGTTAAGTCCATAATTCGTCCTTATACATGTTCTATCTGTGGTGGAGATACTTCAGAGATTGATTATGACTATTTGGTTGGGTATGACCACTTAGGTTGCGTCTTGAAGGTTGAAGAAGAAACCAAAGAAGATGAATATGATAAGTGTGTTATCTGTGGAAAAGAAAGTCCTTATCTAAGGTCTACACATATTGATTTAAGAACAGGTTATGTTGAAGGTGGTGGACAGGGATGCTTCCAACCTAATTTATGTGATAGAGTATAATGAATAATTTTTCTTCGAACAATGTCTCCGAAAGGTTTCGCGCAGTTTGGATTGCACCTGAAAGAACAGGTAGCAGAACTGTTGCTCAAGTTTTTAATTATTGTGGTTTTCTTAATAATCAAAGACCTATTAGTTTCTGTGGAATTCAAACACATACACATCGGTTTTATGACCCTCACTTATTTCAAGATTGGATACATGTTTGCAGTGCCAGAAATCCATATGCGAGAACATATTCAGTTTTTAAAATGATTGAAAGAGAAGAAAAAATATCTTTCGAAGAATTTGTATTGAATAAAATATTCAATATTAGAGGTAAGATTATGTTCTTACATCCAATTTTTCAAAAAAAACCTGATTACATAATAAAATTAGAGAATCTTAAGGATGATTTAATGAAAATTCCATTTGTGAATGAGTGTTTAACTGAAACTCAGTTGGATTACATGACTACCCACGGTAAACCATTGTCTTCTTGGGAGGAACATTATAATGAAGAAATGAAAGAAATTATTTACGAGACGTTGGAACATCAGTTCCTTACTTGGGGTTACGATAAATGATTAATCTAATTGTGTCACTCTGAAACTCATTTCAAACACATGCTTAGTGTCGGCTATGAAATCTACCTTCCAAATCATGCCATGGTCAACAAATGCTGAGTCTGAATCTTTAACAATTTTCCCTTCAGAATTGAAGGTATACTTCAAAATGATGTTACGAAGTTTTTCTGACATTTTATGAATATCGATAGCGAAATCAGTCGATTGTGAATCTATGGTTAATAGATAATCAAAAGTGATATCAACATCATATTCTTCCAATTTGTCCCTTTTATCATAGTCGGTATAATTGAAATCGATTCCCACATCTAATATTTCAAAATCTCGACCTGTTTCGGTCATTAAAAGATACTTCAGTTTTTCCGTTGCAAGTTCTTCGTTTATCATAGTAATAAATATAATTTAAAATAATTTTGGCCGGTAAATTACTATTCCCTATCTTTGTATTCACAAAACACAAAATATATGACAAACACACCCACAATCCCCGCAATCAAAGTTACCACAGACTTCATGGCTGGAGACGTTTTCTACGGCTCATTCAACACTTCAGTAAAGAATAAGTCAGTTAAGGTTATGGTTTCCAACCATATCAAAGACACAAGTAAGGAATATGAATTTCGTGTGGCTGCTAAGTGTCAGGCGGGTTTCATTAATATCTCGGATTGGAAGGGAACACCCTCAGAGATTATCGGTTCTTGGAGTAAGAACTCTCTTGTCAACATTCAAGTGAAAACTGAATCTGGTTATTGGATGAACGCTTACACAACTAAAGGTGGAAAATGGTATTCAATTGACCGTGGGTTCCTCGAAGTGATTACTGTAGGAACTATGAGACAATCTTTCCCTGATATGTGTGATATGAAGTTGTGGGAGTTGGTTGGAACTAAAACATGGGCGGATAAAGCGTTTGTTCAAAACTAAAAAAAACCCCGAAAGGGGTTTTCAATTTTTAAATTAATAGAGTATGAATTGGGAGATTTTTGGGTATATAGGAACTGTTCTTATTTTGATTTCTTTTTTAATAGAAAACGTTTTCAAATTACGATTAGTCAATACCATAGGTGCGATATTTTGGTTAATATATGGGATTGGAATCATGGCAAAACCTACAATTGTAGTTAACTTTGCGGTCATAATAATTCACAGTATTTGGTTTATTAAACAAAAAAAAGAACCAAAATAATTTTGGCTGGGAACTTACGATTCCCTATCTTTGTATTCACAAAACATCAAAACTATGACATCAACCACCACCATTCAAGACAAAGTTCGTAACTACCAAGGTCAAAATTCTTTCGTTATCAAAATGAAAGACGTTCTTGCGAAGTATAAGGGTTTAACTCCTAAGCAGTTGGAAGCCGTTGAGAAATGTCTCAACGCAACCTCTCAAGTGAATATGGAAGAACTTCCTGAAGACCTCAAACGTATCGTCGACTACAAAGGTGAAAATCCTTTCGTAAAGGACATCGCGGCAAAGTTCAAACAATATGGTTCTTTGACTGAGAACCAAAAGGGGGCGGCTCTCAGACAAATCCAAAAAGAGGAAGATAAAGAGAAAACCATCCGAATGAACTGGCCGACTATCGGTGAGACAATCAAGTTGGGTCGTAAAGTTGGTGTTCAGTTGAAAGAGAAATATGGTTTGAAGTTCAATCCAATTCTGATTGACATGACAGCCCTCAAAGCGGTTTCTCCAAAGGCTGTTTTGTTCACAGGTAAGATGACGATTAAGCGTGGTAAGGTTTGCACTTGTTGTATGAAAACTTTGACTGATGAATTCTCAATGTTGACAGGAATGGGAAAGATATGTGCTGGTCATGTTGGTGTTGAATATATCACAGATGCGTCTCAAGCAGAACGTTTCCGTGAAGAATATCTTAAGAGAGTTGATGAAATTGGTGAGATGGAGTTTTGGGTTCCAAAATCCCAAATTAAAAAATGGGATGGTGTAACTTCCTCAATTGTTGAGACCATCTAAAGCCAACCCCTCCAACACGGAGGGGTTTTTTGTTAAAATGAATTTTTGGAGTATTTATTGACATGGATTATATTATGTCTGAAAATCAATTTGAACGTATTTTATATGAGGCAAAAGAACCCGCTTTTCCTCTAATCGTGAAGTTGTTCAAAGTTTTGGATGAAGAAAAACAAAAAAAGAAAAAAAGGGCTGAGATTTTACAAGTGATTGAGACATTATCACCTTATATGGGTATTCCTGCTGAATACTCATTATATATTTTGGAATCATATGTTTTGAATTACAGGAAAGATGGCGACTATTCAGGATTGACTAAAGAAAATTTTGTTGACCCAAGAAAAATGAAAGGTAAGACAATTACCAACCCGAAAGCTTATTTATATGCCACGGCTCAAATGCCGTTTAAAGGTTCAAATTTAGAAGGATATTGGTCTAAGGATGGTAAGGGTAAACCCTACTATAAAGTTGTATCATACAGGTGGTATCCAGTTTATATATTCAAAGATGATAAGTGGTATGAGGTTACTGCAAGATATTCATCGTCTACGAGTAGACAAATGAGTAATGCTAATCCTGTGGAGTGGGATGATAATTTAGAAGAAGATGTTTTTTTACTATCTCAAGAAGAAATGAAAATGTTGGAGAGAGGTTCAAGTCATGAAGAGGTGATGCAACATAAATTGGACATGTTGAAAAAACAAGAACCTGAGTTAATAAAAAGAAAAAAAACAGCAAAATCTTATAGATGGCATGGAGAAGATGATATTGCCAATGCAAACATCAAATATAAAATCAAATCTGTTGAAATTGAGGGTGATAAGGCAATTGTAACAATTGATATTCATGATGTAGTTCACAGAGGAGATGATGGAGAAGAACCTACACCACAAAATTATTTGAAAGGTGAGATGAAAGGTATGAACCAAAAAATTGCCGAAGATAGAGTCAAAATTAAAGTAAGAGAATTACTTAGAGACTATATGAAAACGAGATTCAGATACAATTCTGATGACCCTCGAAACCCAAATATCGAGTTTAAGTTCAATCACTTGAAACAGTAAATTAGAGTTTTTTCTTAACTAACAGATATTTATTATACAGAAATATCAATCCCATCCGCATCTCGAGAGAGTTTGTGAATGGGATTTTTATTTATAAATCAATAAACAAAACAAATATGAAAAAATTAAGTTTGTTGTTTCTAGCGACTGTTTGTTCGCTGATTTCTTTCGGACAAGACCACAAAAAAGGATGGGATATCTCTGTGGGACCGAAGTTATTTGCACCACTCTCTGGAAACGTTGATTGGGACTCTAAGTCTTGGGGTCAAAAGGTTCAATTCTCAAAAAAGAATATCCGTTTGTCTGCAGGATTTATGCAAAACAAGGCTGGCTTCGTTCAGATGCCTGTTCTTGTAGGAGTCAGAAGACACTTAACTAAAGGTCTACACGTAGGTCTTGATGGTGGTGTTACATTCTTCGATGGACAAAAAGGGCAATTCACATATGCTCCTTCTATCGGCATGAATATAAACAAGAGATGGTGTCTTGAACAATCAATTCTCAGGACTGTAAAAGATGGTAAACATTCCAACCAAGTTGGGTTAGCTTTACTCTATCGTTTATAGTTTAAAACAAAACTAAACTAAATTATGGAAAATTTAAATTTCTTATTACCCTGGCACTTTTTATCAGGTGTGGTAGTGGGATTTTTCGCTCTTCCTCACGTTGTTAATTTCGTAAAGAAGTTCGTGAAGAAGTAAAACAAAAAGTATAAGGAAAACCCTCACAGAAATGTGGGGGTTTTTATTTTATTGTGATATATATGTTAAAGATTTAATTATAATGGCAGACGCTTTTGTTCCCTATCACCAACATCTATTGGTTAAATGTTGGGTTAAAAATCCCCCTAAGTCAGAAGAAGTATTAAATAAATGGTTTGTTGATTTGGTTCACACGGTTGGTATGGTCGTTGTGGCAGGTCCTACAAGTGTTTATGTTAACGAACCAGGTAATGAAGGTTTGACAGGAACAGTTACCTTGGCAACATCTCACTCCTCAATACACATATGGGATAACTTAGAATTACCGATGGTTCAATTTGACATCTATTCTTGTAAGTGTTTTACATTAGAAGAAGTGATGGGATGTTTTATACCATGGGATTTGGTTAGAGCTGAATGGGTCATAATTGACCGTAACGATAAACCCACTATTACATCAGAGGGAGTTTGGGAATAAGGAACCCATTTAAGACATGGTCTCTTCAAGAGACACACGTTACCTGTTGGTTGATGAAAGACGTTTTTTGGTGTCTTAAATTACCCTTAATGGCGACTTTCATGGTGCTTCCCACAGGGTTCCTAACCTTATATATTTTATTCAAAGAAAAACAGAACAGAGAGTCCAATTTAATATTATCAAGTTGGGTCTTCATGAACATATTTTGGATGTTACATGAACTTCAAGGGTTCCCTTTTTGGTCGGTCCAACTCTTTATGTTGGCAGGTATTTTTTCCGTCCTCAAAACACTATACAAAAAATAATTTGAACCCCAATTTGATTGGGGTTTTTTATTTTTTATATTTGTCATAAAAATAATGTTATGATATCAGAATTGAAAAAATCAATTGAGAACAATGAAGTTTCTGAGATAGAAATAGTTGAGTTTCTTTCAACCTTGAAAAAATTATCTAATAACGATGTCTTTGATAAAAGTAGTTTCCCGATAATGCTTAATCATTTCGGATTAAAAGAGAAAAATGATTGGATTAAATTTGGCAAAACTTCCAAATACAAATTTTAAGGATGACAAAACACGAAAGACATCAGAAGATGATGTTTGATATTATTAACAATTTTGATTTTGATAAAGTTCATATTGTTATGAATCATCTAAATTGGGAATGGTATGGAAAAGGTATACCAACTGTTGATGATATCAGATTCGCCGCTCGTGACAGGTTGGAAACAGTAATCAAGAATTGTTTATTGGATGCAGTTCCTGAGGACGTATATTTTGTATCAAGTGGAGGATTGAGAGCGACTGCAATTAAAGATAACTATGGACAAATCACCTTTCTTGAATTAGAATTTGTATTAACAAGTTGGGAATTAAGTGAACCTTACGAATTATAAAAATAAAAAATAATAAAAGTGGCTCACAAAGAACAAAGAGAATTTTGTGAAAGTGTTAGGGTGAAATATCCTGAGATGTTCAAAAACAAAAAAGTATTAGATGTTGGTTCATTGGATAATAATGGAAACAATCGTTACTTATTCGAGGACTCTGAATATATTGGCATCGATATAGGAACAGGGCCAAATGTCGATATTGTAGCTTCAGCACACGAATACAATGGTCCCGATGAATATTTTGACGTTATCATTTCAACAGAAACGTTTGAACATGATATGTTTTATGAGGAGAGTGTAAAAAACATCATTAGAATGTTAAAGAACGGAGGTCTTTTTATCTTCACCTGTGCTGCTCCTGATAGACCTGAACATGGAACAAATAGAACATCACCATGGGATGCATATCTTCTTGAACAAAAAGTTAAAGGATGGGGAGACTATTATAAAAATCTAAATCATTTGGATTTTAAACAAATCCCTAATTTTAATGAAACTTTCCCAAATGGTTATTTTGAATTGAAGACTGCAAACATGATGTTAGCGTCAGATTTATATTTTTATGGAATTAAAGGTGAAAGCAAAAAGAAAGAAATTACAAATAATATGAAAACAAAAAAACCAAGTGCTATTGTTTATGGTTTGGATAGGTTGGGGACTGAAATATTAGTCTCAGATGTTTATTTTGAAGAATCATTGTATGAAGATGTGATAATCTATTCTCTTCCCTACACCGATAAAGTTGTTGAAGATTTTTCAAAATATAAACCAGATTTAATTATTTCATTTGGAGAAAAGATTAATGTTCCACATTATTTTCTTAAACAAATACATTTGAAATATGATAAAATTTTACATAACAATGTATTGGCAAATGATATTATTTGTCAGACGGTTTTCAAACACTGTAAGGTCAACCGACCAAGATTTTCAATATTTACACCAGTTTATCAAACAGGTGAACGTATTAAAAGAACGTATGAAAGTTTAAATAATCAGACGTGGACTAATTGGGAATGGGTTGTGGTTGATGATTCACCTGATGATGAAACTTGGAAACTCCTCCAAGAAATTGCGGATAAAGACTATAGAGTCAAAATTAACAGAATTTACCCTTTATCAGGTGGAAACATTGGATTGGCTAAACATAGAGCTGCAATGTTATGTGATGGTGATTGGTTAGTTGAACTAGACCATGATGATTATTTAACAACTAAATGTTTAAAGATATCAAATCAAGCAATTGAAAAATATACTGATGCTAAATTTTTGTATACGAATTGTTGTGAAATGTATGAAGATGGAGAAATGAAAACATATGACCATTCTTGGGATGGTGATTGGTATGCCAGAAACGATAATTATTTTGATTTTGGGTATGCAGGACATTCTTGGGTAAATGTGGATGGTAAAGACGTATTAGCACATCATTACCCTGATATAAATCCTTTAACAATCAGATTCAATATTTCAATGCCAAATCATGCAAGGATGTGGGAAAGAAAATTATATCATGAAATCGGTGGACACAATAAAAAGATGCCCGTTGCAGATGATTTGGAACTTATTATCAGAACTTTTTTGAAAACAAAAATGATTCATGTGAAAGATGTTTTATATTTTCAATATAATAACAAAAATAGCACCGTAGATAATAATGCACAAGACATCAACAGGAGAGCAAGATTAATAAGAGACCACTACGATTCAGCAATTCATAAAAGAATAATCGAATTAGGGTTTCATGATTGGAATTGGGATGATGAAGAAGGACATTCTCAAAAATTTCAAAATAGGGCACCAATACGAAAGTATTATAATGAAGAAGAAATAATGAATTATATATATGAACAAGAAAACTAAAATTTGTTTAAATTCGATGGTTGGTAATGAGGCCAACACAATCACAAGAATGTTAGAATCCGTTGCACCTTATATTGATTACTATGTAATCCAATGTAATGGAAAAGAAGATAACACTAAAGAAATCATTGACAACTTTTTTCAAGAAAAAGGCATTCCTGGATTAACATACTTTATCGAGTGGGATTTTCCAGGTGCTAACAGAGACCACACACTTCAAACATGTTTAAGGACTTCTCATGGTTGCGATTGGATACTAAGAATGGATGCTGACGAAAGACTTCATGTTGATTCGGATTTTGACTGGACAATATTGAATGATACTTCAGTTCAAAGTTATAATATAACAGCTCAAGCTTGGGACACAAGATATTTTAGAACTTGGTTTTGGAATGCTAAGTTACCATGGTTTTTTCAGCATGACAAAAGACATGAAACTATACATTTACCTGAAATTGGTGAAGACTTCCAAAGGCTACCAATGCCATACGGATTCAGACACATTGTATCCAACGATGGAGAGACATGGTTCGTGCCAAGGAAGTTTTTGAGAGATGCTTTGGAGCTTGAAATTGATAAAGTGGTTGGAGATAAAGTTAATGAAGACCATTATCATTTGTTTTATCTTGCCAAGAGTTATTTTGATTGTTACGGTGACCACACACAATATCCTTTTGGTATGGACCATTCACAAGAATATTGTAGAAGAGCAATTTGGTATTTTCACAAATACATGGAGAAAAGTCATAATTGGATTGAAGGAACAAAACCGAAAACATTAAATGAGATGGCATATTTATCGCTTATGTTAATGGGAGGTTCCTATATTTTCTTAGGTGAAATTGAAAAAGGATTAAAGTTTTATGATTATGCTCAAGAATTTGCACCAAAAAGAAATGAGAGTTTGTTGTATAAATGTTTGGAATTAGATAAGTTAGGAAGGAAGGATGAAATAAAAGAAATCTTGAATTTCATGATAAAACCCGAAAGAACAAATCCATTTCCTCACCATACTTTCTTGATTGAGGACCGAGCATATCATAATACAAGTAGTTTTTTATCGGATTGGTTAAGTAATTTAGATAAAAAAGATATTGAATATGTTATTGATTCAAACAGTGTAGATTTTTTTAGTTAATGAAAAAACATTATGATTATTTGATTGTTGGGGCGGGACCGTATGGTTCCGTTTCCGCATATGAATTAACCAAAAAGGGTAAAAAGTGTTTGGTTATAGACAAGCGTGATGTTATAGGTGGAAATTGCTACACTGAAAACGTAAATGGAATCCATGTTCACAAATATGGTGCACATATATTTCACACAAACGATAAACACATTTGGGATTACGTAAATCAATTTGCAGAATTTAAACAATATACACACAATGTCATTGCAAACTACAAAGGGGAAATGTATACACTCCCATTCAACATGTGGACATTCAACCAACTATGGGGTGTTAAAACTGAAGAAGAGGCAAAAGAAATCCTTGAAAAACAAAGGTATAAAGGTAAAATTCAAAACCTCGAAGACCAAGCACGGTCAATGGTTGGTGAAGATGTATACGAAAAACTCATCAACGGATACACAGTCAAACAATGGGATAAGCCGTGTAATCAACTGCCAGCATCAATTATCAAAAGACTCCCAGTAAGGTTTACGTGGGATAGTAATTACTTCAACGACAAGTATACTGGGATGCCCATCGGTGGATATACTCAAATATTTGAGAAGATGTTAGAAGGTTCTGATGTTCAACTTGGTAAGGATTATTTCGAGGATAAAGAATATTATAATAGTCTTGCAGATAAAATTATTTATACAGGTCCAATTGATAAATTCTTTGATTATCAGTTTGGTAAATTGGAATATAGGAGTTTAAGGTGGGAAACTGAAATACTAAATAAAGATAACTTCCAAGGGGTTCCTGTGGTAAATTACACTGACCTTAAAACATCATACACTCGAATATTGGAACACAAGTGGTTTGATTATCAAAACCAAAAAGGAACTGTCATTAGTTATGAATTTCCTGCGGCATATGACGGTAAGAATGAACCCTATTACCCAATTAGAGACGATAAAAACACTCAAACCTATAACAAGTATCATGAACTAACAAAAGGTCAAGAAAACGTCTATTTTGGTGGTAGATTGGCAACATATGTTTATTATGATATGCATCAGATAATAGCCCAAGCACTTAAATTTATATCGGACCATAGTATTTATGATTAATGAAAGTGTGTCTTAAATATAAAACATCCGATTTAGATAAAAACGACATCAAAGTTTTGACCGACTTTATAAAATTTCAACAGGAGAATCTTCCTTTGAATAAAGATGTTAATTTATTTTTTGTTGATAATAGGGATATCAATATGACTACAGGTGTGAGGATGCCTCAAAGTGAAATTAGTGTTCTTGTTAAAGGGAGATTGTTAATTGATATTTTAAGAACATTATCTCATGAATGGGTTCATGAATATCAACAACAGAAAATGGGTGTTGACGATTTTTCTGAAAGCCCTGATATCGGTGGACCTCATGAAAACATGGCGAATGCTCTATCGGGTATTTTTATGAAAATGTTTCAGAAAGAATATCCTCAACATTCGGAGGTTCTTTACTGTGATTAATCTTTAACGAAAATAACGTCTGTAACACAAAGACTTTGGTCAAAAAACCTTTCAGATTTTTTCTTAATTTCCATTTGGAGTTCCTGAACCAATTCGCGTCTAAGACCAAAGGAACCTTTAGAATAAATTTTCATACCATAAACCCAATCACACATTGCGGTTTTATGTTTAGAACCGAACACAAAAAATATTTCGACCTTATCTAATGATGAATATTTTCTATTAGAAACAACGCTATCAGTGATTTTCTGAAGCATTTTTTTCATTACTTGGTTCGCATTATTATCCATGGTATATAAATATTAAACTAGTTCAAAACTACAATCATCTTCCACAAACACTCGTTCCATTTCCTCGTCTCTTAAAGCTACGCCTGAAATAGAAACTCCTTTACCATTTAGAATTTGAAGTCTCCATAGTCCATGACTATGACTATCAATTTGTATATACTCACCCTCAAACAATCCTAATTCCATAATACGAAGGCGAATACATACTTTGCAGTTTTCACAATCAAGTTTTTGTGGGACACCACTTATCCTCAAGGTTTTTCCAATATGTTTTTCGGTTATTAACATTATACAAAGATAAGTATAAAGTCTTCAAGTTTCAAACAATTTATTTCAAAATAATTAGTATCTTCGTGGTATGATAAAAATACTCCGATTTTACTTCCTAAAACGTATGGTTAAAGACCCTACAACTACTGCCCAAGTTTATCATATGATGTATTGTGGAGGACAACCGCCAAAAAAGACTGAGACTGTTCCACAGGTTTCTCCGAGTTATCCTGAGGTTCAGTCAATATCGGTTAAACCCAAAACCAAAACAAGGAGACAAGAAATTATAGACAACTTGAACTATCTCAAATCAAAACCAACAAAGACCAAACAAGATAAAGATTCTATTGGAGTTTTGGAAGCGGTTCTTAAGAACGAACCTGAATAGTTATAGATATGAGAGAAAATCGTATCGAAGGTATCATCATTCCCATCAAGGTTGGGGATGTGATTCTTATGGGAAGGTTCAAAAACAGAAAAGTAACCGTCAAAAGTATTGGGAGAGATGAACATGGGATGCCAACAATTAACGGAAAAAAGATAGTTAATTTCAGATTACTTGAACCAAATAAGTAAAACAGATTGATTTTAGTTATCTGTTTTTTATCTTATAAAAAAATATTTTATGAAAGAGTTATTCAACATAGATAACAATACATTAGACAACTTCGATATGTCTACATATTCTTTAATTTCTAATTTAGAATATCAAAAATACTACACTGAAAAATCTTCAAAAGAACATTATAGATTATTAACTCACCTTTCTCAACAACTAAATGGTGAAACAATTATTGATATTGGAACATTAAAAGGATGTTCCGCATTGGCGTTATCATCCAATTTATCGAATAAGGTTTATTCTTTCAATTTGAACGAAGAAAAAGAACTCAATACTATTCCCGAAAACTGTGAATTTAAGGTCGATAATATTTTAAATGGTTCATACGACGAACTAATCATGTCTGCAAAGTTAATTTTGTTGGACACTTTTCACGATGGAACCTTCGAATTACAATTTTATAATCACTTGAAACAATTGGGATACAAGGGATATCTCTTGTTAGATGATATATTTTTGAATAAAGAAATGGTTGAATTTTGGAATCTAATTGAGTTAGACAAACAAGACTTAACTAATTTAGGACATGTAACGGGAACTGGAGTTGTTTACTTTAATTAACAGTTTTAATTGAGATTCATTCACAATATAATCTTTTTTTGACTCAATTAAAGATTCTGAGTTGACACATTTTTTTGCAACCGACCCAACCGTAACGTTTATACCTAAATATTTTTTTATCTCGTCTTTGATACGGTCTCTAAGTCTTTTTGCCACGAACTCAGGTTTGGTTTGAATTTTTTGTATCCAATCGATATCAAGAATTACAACAACAAAGTAGTTTGAAAGGACATCTAGCTCGTCATCTACCCAAAACCCACAAACACCTTCGATGGAATAATCGTTCAGGAACGATTCTAATAACTTTATGGTTTTTTCGTGTTTGTTCATATTACCACTCGAAAGAAGTGTTTGTATTTGTTGTGTCATAGTTCAATATCAGCGGCATTCCTGTTGACTTCCGAAGAGCTTTTTCCAATTCGTAAGCTAAGTCATCTACATCAAAATTACCGTATTTATAAATTGAACTGTAGTATACCATAATCCTGACACTCATGTAATTTTCTTCCTTAGGTTTGTTACTATGTTTAACTTTAACCCAATCCGCACTAGTTACTTCAATTTTTTCAAGTTTTTCAAGTTGCTCACACGACTCATCGCTCAAAATACCAACATATTCAACACCTTCTTCACATTCTTTACGAATATATGCCAAATTACTATCAATTAGGTCTTGGAACAACCCAATTCGAGTGTTCTCAACTATAATTGAAAACTGTGATTCTTTTATAATGTATTGCATCATACTTTATTGTGTTTTGATGATGCAAGAAAATAATCAAACCTTTTTACGGATTTTTTTCCTTTTTCATCCATTCTGATTATAGTTTTTGGTAAACCATAGTCATTATCTATGACTCCCCAAACATTCACATATTTTGGCAGAACATGTTTCCAAATTCTATAAGACCCACTATATAAAATTGTATCGGAAGCTAAATAATCCACATCATCTATTATTATTAAATACATTTTTGTGCCATATCCTGTTCCAACCAATTCCTCATCTGCGGTGCTTAATTGAACATTATATATTTTTTTTTGTTGAGATTTTTCAATTACAAACCGACCAACAAATATTTTAAATTTAGGGTCAAAGAAATAGTAAATACGAGTGTTGTTATCAGAGAGTTTATTTATTATGTAAGATAAACCAAATTTTTCCTCAAGACCAAAATATTTTTTAGCTACGAAATGAGCGAAACCTGAACGAGCATCTTTTGTTTTGAAAATATCACCCCATTCACTTCTAAGTGGGTTATCGAAGTAGTCTATGATATCACCAATAAGAAAGTCATCCTCTTCAACCCCAAGACCCATCTTTTCCCTGAAAAACTCTTTGAATAATTTTACTTTTTGTTTTTTAGGGAGTTGGTCATCCATATATTCAAAAAAACTTTCAAGGGGTTCAAAGTCAAAATGACCCGATTCTCTACCAATTTCCTTAATGATATTATATTGTCGTTCTGTTATAACGTATTTCATCAATTATAAATATTACGGGAACTGAATTGATTTAATTACAATCTAAAACCAATATATTTATAAATGTGAAAGAAATCATTAAGAAAATATTGAGAGAAGAATTTAGAAATCTAAGTTCAGTTATCGAAGAACTTTTACAACCTACCGTTGACAGATACAGTGATTATGTTTGTGAAGTCCAAGTTTTTCAAAACGTAATGAATCCAAAAAAATATTCTTTAAGGGTTATCTTTGTCGGTGGTCCAAATTCCAAGATTTGGCCGATGACTCAAGCAGTTCAGAGTTCTCGAGAGAAAGTGATGAAGGAGATGTGGGAGACAATATTCAGATTTACAGGATTAGCTGTGGAATTAGACTCAAGCACCGTGACAGAATGTAAAAAGTCAATTCAAAACAAACAAGAACAGAATGAATCAAGAGTTTCTAGCACAATTAAACGAAGAGCTAATCAAAAAACATTAGAAAAATATATTACAAAGGGTGAAATTAATTATCCAACTTTATGTGATGATTTCGAAGACGGATACGAATATGCTGATGCGGTAATTAATTATGCAATTTATGAATTGCTTGATGAGTTTGATGAAGACATATATGACGAAGATTATTATGATGATGTGATGGATTATATGAGAAAATTGTGTAGAGATGAATTTGGTAAATACTTAATTGATATATACGAAAATACTTGCAGGGAGGAGGAACTTGACGAACAACAACAAAACGAAGGTGAGATTACCGAGAGATGTTGGAAGGGATATACCCAAAAGGGAATGAAGACAATGTTCGGTAAAAGATATCCTAATTGTGTGAAGGTTAAGAAGAAAAGAGTCAATGAAGCCAATTTAGGGGACTATTTAAAAAAGTTACTTAACTTCAAAGGAGATGAAAAACGAGAATTTCAAAAGATTGTAGATATTATTACAAAAATAACAAAAAAGGAAAATCCTGTTGAAGGTTTGGTTGGGGTTGCAGTTACTAATGTCGATAAAAAAATGTGGGGACAGAACTTTAATAATCCAAAAAGTGTTGGTTTGAGATGGGATTTTGCAGTTACTATCAGACCTTTATTTACTGAATACAATCCAAACAATTCGGATGATTATGGTGAAAAAGTTTTAATGTTCCAAGACGAGTTCATTAATAATGCCTATGGAATGGGATTCAATGTTTCATCCCCAATAGGACATGAGAAGGTTAAAGATTATAGAATAAGTTTTATATGGGATAGCCCAATTAATGTTAAGCAAGTAGAAATATAGTTATGAGAATTATTATCAATGAATCACAATTAACAATACTCAAGGAATTCTTTCCACTTATTGGGAAAGATAAAATCGAAAATATTGTAGATAAAAAGTTTGACATTTCCAATACATTTAATCCCGAGGTTGAAAAACTACAAGAATTCTTGAATAATCAAGGTTTCGATTTGGGTGGTTATGGTCAAAATGAAGATGGTGTGGATGGAAAATACGGTCGTTATACTGCTAAGGCTCACAAGTTATATTTACAGGGAAAAACGCCAAAGGAATTTAAAGATGTGGTCAATAACATATCTGATGTGATTTTTGTTGGAGGATTAGAAACAGACATGGGATTGGATGGTCAAACAAGATTATTACAAAAAGGGTTAGGTTCGAACGTTAAAATAAAATCATTTCACTACTATGATTTAGATTCCAAAATTAACGATTACATAGATAAAAATCCAAACATACCAATCTTTTTGTTTAGTGCTGGCACAAATAAAATATCCACAATTTCAGATAACTCGAATGCGAACATGAATAAAGTGTATATAATCGAGCCATACTCTGCGTCACAAAAAGTTATTAATAGAATTGAGTCCGCAGTTTCCAAAGGTCTTCCAAGAAAAAATGTTTTTCACGGTGGAAGTTCAGGTAGAGGTAGTAAAATTAAAGGTGCTACTTCATCAAATGCTTCAGGACACTTCAATGCTTTGTCAACGGTTCCCAAACTTGTTTAATCAACGTAAGAAGTTTTCATTTTACTTTCAAACGTAGTTTATTTATACTTTAAAAAAAATTAATTATGGTAACATTATCAATTATCGGATTTGTGATTTCAGCTCTTACAGCAGTGTTTGTTGGAAAAGGTGCTATCGACAAAATCAGAGGAACCCAAGAAGCGGTGGGAAATTTCGCTTACATGAAATTAGAGAATATCAGAGTAGCAACAGGTGTAGGTGAATTACTTGCAGCGGTTCTTCTTGTTATTCCAGCAACATCACTCTATGGTGCAGTTTTAATGTCATGTTTCATGAGTGGAGCAATTGCACTTCATCTTTCACTTATGGGAGGAAATAAAACTTATATTCCTTTCTTAGTAGGAGTTGCGGCGGTTGTTGGTTATATTCTAACAAGTAGTTTCTAATCATTCAAATTTAATAGAAACCCTCACTTAACGGTGGGGGTTTTTTATTTTACAAATCAAAAGATTTCTTCTATCATTATAAAAATTAAAATACTATATGTCTTATTTAAACACACCTACACCTATCGTCGAAGCTTTCATCAGAGGTAATTTTCTTAGAAATCAGGAAGATTCATTCGACAAAAAGTTCCCGTGTTATATCTTCGGTATGTCTTCAATTCCTGCTCAAGCACCACTATTTCACTTTATGATGGAAGATGGTGGAATTTGGTGGAGAATGCCTATACACGCTTTCTGTTGGAAAGAAGATGCTCCACAACAAGAATTAGACGAACTCGTTTTATGGGATTCATTCACTTATCATGTTGGAGTTACGGCGTTTCCAATCCTCAAAAATAAGACATGTAAATTCACTTCAAGAAGAAGAGTTCAATATTCAGGACGTTACTTATTCACATTAGATTGGGGTAGTTCCACTGATATGAGTGACACAGACTTTGGACTGAGTGAATTTCCATCTCAACATAAATGTGGGCATTTCATTCAGATGGATAATGGAAACTTCGCCATTCAACCAAACAATCGTTTAATAATGCACGACCCATCTTTTACTGTTAAAGAGGATATTGTTATTAATAGAAAATATAACACCACTCTTTGGACAGCAGAAAGAAATGGTAGATGGGTAACACCTGACACCGATGTATTCAATTATGACCACACAGACTTAGAAGCAGGTGAATCCAACAAAGATAGGTCTCAGGAATACGACAAGTTAGACGAAAAATATAGGAATGAAAATAATATTTGACCATCTACACGGACACGTTAAGGATGATAGGGTTTTTTGTGAGGCGTTTGTAATCCCTGAAGGAGAAACAGAAGAAGAACTTTTAGGACTAGGTTTTCTGCCAAATGTTCAACCACCCATCTATTGGTATCAAGCCAAAAGTTGTAGAATCAACAATGAAAAAGTTGTTTTATCCTACAAGAGAAAAAAACTATTATCTCAACTCGAGATAGAAATCATCCCCTATGTAGACAACAAAGAAGATGTTGATTTATTCTTTCAGGATTATTTCAAATGGAAAGGATTTGACATATTAGAATACTTCAACAATAACTCAACTTATGGTGATTTGAAAATCATGAAAGTTAAATTGGATAATGTTGTTGTGGCATACACGAGGTTCAGAGAATTTGAAAATGTGTTGTTGGGATTGGAGACTGCGTTTATTCATACTGAGTTAAAATTTTCTTTCGGTAAGGATTCCATACTACTATTAAGTAATTACGGAAAGACACAAGGTAAGAATTATTTATACATTTACGAATCATATCAGGATTACTTTCCTTACAAATTAGAAATTACTGGTGCTGAATTTTGGGAGGGGGAAAAATGGATTGACCCAACTATTTATAATCATGACTGAAGGTAATTTTAAAAGACTGAAACAAACTATTGAAGAACTAAAAAAGTTCAAACGTGTGTTACTTCTAACCTGCTCCAACAGAGGTGCCGAAGTAATAAAGACCCAAACACCAAAATCTTCAATCCTTGCACAAATCATCAACAACAATGTTGAAAACTCCTTATTAATTGATACTTCTAAACTCAAGATTTATCCATGTGAAGGTAACGTTTCAAGGATGGAAGGAAATGTTTGTGGTATTATGGAGGCTCAGTTAAAAGACGAGGAAAAGAACCCAACAGGTTATCACAGATGTTGGGCGTCAATACACAATCCTGATGATGAACTTTGGAAGATAAGTAAAGAACTATTTGAGTCTGATTGTGTTATGTTTTTCTCTTCAGTCAGATGGGGTTCGGCAAACATGTATTACCAAAAACTCATCGAAAGATTAAATTGGATTAACAATAGATACATACCATACGGTGAATCAAACATCATCAAAGATATAACTTCAGGATTCATATGTGTTGGACAACATCAATATGCTGATAAAATTTGTGAACTTCAATATGACAACCACGACTACTATGGATTCAAAGCGAATAAAGATTTGTATTGGTTTTGGAATGCTGAAGATATTGATTATGATGATGAAACCTTACAAGGATACTTAGAAAGTTATCCTGACTTCTTCGAAGAATTCCACATCAAAATAAAGCCATAAATAATTTTTCTTTTACAGACAAAATTATTATTTTTGTGGTATGTCTGCCATAGAAAAAGAATTACGTATTAAGTCAAGAACCACTGGATTTGCATCACCCGCGGAATCATATGTTGATAAGAGATTGGACCTCAACGAACTTATCATTGACAACGTTCACACCACATTTTATTTTAAGTATATGGGTCCCGATTCACTCGGTGTAAAGAAAGGGAATATACTTGTAATTGACAAATCTGTTGACCCTGTCGAGGGAGACCTTGTTGTGTTAACCGACAAGACATGTTTCAAGATAAGAAAATACGAGGGACAAACAAATTTATGGGGGAAAGTTTCATGGATATTAAATAAACAATAATGAATAAGAAGATTGGTATTGTTGATTGCAACAATTTTTACGTGTCATGTGAAAGAGTATTTAATCCTATCTCAATAGGAAAGCCAACCGTTGTATTATCCAATAACGATGGTTGTGTC